TGATTCTATTATCATCAAACCATTGTTTCTGATCAACTACTGGAGTCTTCTTAGGGGTAAAGTTTACACTACCCTCTACTACTTCATCAGTGCTCCATGTGATGGTAAACGGAATACCGCAGAATGGTCTAGCAACACCATTGATGAAATGCTGTACAAATTTCACACACATGCCATATGTTGCAGTTACAGTGATCTGCTTATACGTATATGGATCATAGATATCCCAAGAGTTATGATAAGTGCAGCAATATCTATTACGCAGATTTGCAGCGTCTGCTAATTTAATCAAATCCATAGTTGTAAGATTCAATCCCATATCGCGGAAATATTCACAATCTTCTCTAAAGGTAACAAGATCTTCTATAGCACGCTTGATAACAGCTGGATAATTTGCATCAAAAATAGCATCAATACGGAAATTATCTAGATCATAAATATCATCAGTAAAATCCCCATTGATGGCTTTAACCATTTCAGTAGCATACGTAGATGCACTGATAGGACTATCACCAAATAAACCATTGCTGCCGCCAATAAGACTAATGCCATTGCTGTTGCTAAGATCTACAGTTGTATCAATAACTATAGAACTGTAAGCATTTCCATAAAGGTTATTACCAAAAAGGATATCGGCATTTTTGAATTCTGATTCAGCAATACCAGAAAGATATGCTACATTGGCAATGAATGCTTTAATTTCACTTTCAAACATTTTACAACGATACTGCGTTGCATATTTTGATACTACGTTTTCGAGAGAAAGGTTAATTTCATTTTCGGCACGATCAGGATTCAAGCAGAATGCTTGATGTTCTAGATCAGTTCCATTTTCAGACATAGTGAGTATGTATTTAACATAATCAACAGGTCTGCTTTGCGTTGAATCGGCAGCTATTCTAAATTTCTTATTAGAAACGCCACGACCATTATCAGCAATGATAAACAAAGGATAACTATCATCTTCGCCTAAAACACCAGTATGCTTTGCACTAGAAAGGAATGCATTTCCCAAAACCGCTACGTTATTACCGGCAAGATTTACATTTCTTAATTCATAGCCAATCTGGCATTTTTGGATCATTACAGGAGTTGTCCCAACAGGATTGGTAGTTTCAGCGCTACCATCTGTATAGATAGGATTACCATTGGAATCAGATTTTTGTACGGAAATTTTCTTAACGGTTGCAACCACTCCGATATTAGCAAGTGTTGCATCTTCTGCTACTACACGCTTACATGTAGCTCTACCACCGGCAGCAACGTACGCAGCCGCTTGTAACAGAGGTTGCCCATGTACAGCAAAAGATGGAGAAGATCCATAAAGACTTAAAAATTTAGTAGTAACCTTCTGTTTCCATTCTTCTGGCCCTTTGTCAGCTGTAAACATAAACATTCCAACAGGGTAATCAACAGTACTTTCAGACGTTGAGCTTATTGCATTTATATCGGACTCATCATCCCATAAAATTTCAGTCATAGGAACAGCCATTTTATATTTCCTCCTTTATATTCAAATAATTTACCAATGATTACATTGGTAACTTTATTGATATGTTAGAAAATAAGGCAGGAGGGTTACAAAATGGGCACACGAATGGAGACTACAGACATAGCTGTAGTCTCATGTTTTATATATCATTTTACTGTCCGATAACCATCTTAATCTCCAATCATTACTCTCTCTAATGGAGATTCTACTGCCTTATCATTCATCATAGCATGGACTGCTGCATCGGTAAAGTTTTCAGATGTTAAAGCAGTATATGCATTTATAAGTTTAGATACGGCTTTGACACTGATAGAATTGTAATTATTCATATCATTAGATCCTGATAGTCTAAATGGCCTATTTATATTTTTAGGATCTCTGCAAAGCTCAGATAGCATAATCCCAAACATCTGTAAACTAATACTATAACTATTTCCATTTGCTGCTATATTATCGATAAAAAATTCTTGCAAACGATCGTATGAAATTGTGTTTGGTATATTTCCAGTAATAATAAAAAGATTTATAAAATCTTCCACATTTTCTATTTCCTCTGGAACTTTTGTTTCTACGATTACCATATCACCCTTCTTATATCTAAATATTCTATAATCTTGTACTTTAGAAGTTGGTAATAGTTTAACCGATTTAAGCTTATCGATCTTAAATGGCAATGTAAGAAATCTTGTTGGTATATTAAGTAATTTTAAGCCAGATTTTTTACCATCTTTATCAATAATACAATAATTTAATAAGCCAAAAACATTCATATATTTTCCAGCAGAAAATGCCATTCTTAGATCAAAATATTTTTCAGGAACAAAAATATCCATTTCTCCCGTATCGTCATATATTACTGAATCTCCCTTTTTGGATATAAAGGAAGGAAAGCGCGTAGCCATAATTTATCATCTACTTTCTGTATTAAAATTATATGGTATTCCTCTTTTGGCCAAAATTTTTGTTATTACATTAGCTTTATTTCCTGGTATTCCTCCAAGAAGAATAATTGCTGATATAGCATCCTTTGAATTGAATTTGCTTGCCAATAATAGAGGCATACTATCCCTACAGTTTATATCAATATCATAATTATTTACGCAATATTTAATAGAATTTGCATCTCCAAATTTGCATAACTTATTAAACAATCCAAAAGATTCTACAGTTGGATCTGCTTTATACTTATTGAGTAAAGAACTGCAAATATAAGGACTAGTTTTATCTCTAGCCTCTTCAATATATTGCGATAATATAATAGAAGCTTGTTTGGGTGTATTAAATTTTTTATTTATCATACTCATAGTCCATGGTAAACAGCATCCATTAAGCAATATTGCAATACGCTGCTCGTCAAAATAATCTAAATAATTCTCTGTCAAATAGATAAAATTATCAGCAAATTTATTATTGCTTTGAGAAATCTTGTTCACTACGAAGTCCATCAATCGGTGTATTCTTCTATCTGCACCGATCTCATTATCAATATCTTTAACGAATGTATTTGCCATAAATTGTTGATCTGTTAATATTTTCATTTCTTATTCCTCCTCGTTTAATTAGTTGTTTGGCAAAGAAAAAATAAAGGCTATGGAATTTCCATAGCCTTTAATAATTTATTTATCAACTTCTATTTTTATAATAAGCTTTCCAACAGTATTAGGTTCTACTGATATGACTTTAGCTTTATTTCCTGGTATTTCTGAAATATATTTTGTATATTTCAAAGCTAAGTCATAAGCTTCCTTATCCTCTTTTAATGACTTATCAATGTAAATCATGATTTACAAATTAACGGTTGACAAATTACTGCCAACCCCAGTATTCCGATTATCAAAAATGATTAATCCATCAAAATCCATATTTTGATCATCAGAAACAACGCTAGACGGAGGATCTACCGGTTCTGCTATACCAGGAATAACAACAGAGCCTATTGTAATAGTTCCATATGACGTTATACCATTAATTGTAGTTCCGCCAGTCCATAGCCCACCTGTAATGGTTGCTCCTATAGTTGTATTACCTATAACTGTCCCTCCACTAACAACACCACCAGTAACTGTCCCTCCAGTAGATTTACCTCCAGTGGTTTGACCATCAGTAATAATAAAATTATTACCATCTATTTGTCCAACGGCTGTACCACCAGTTAGTGTTCCTCCCGTAGTAACTCCACCAGTAGCAATACTACCGATTACTGTAGCTCCGGTTGTCACCATATCACTTCCGGATCTAGATCCTCCACTAACAATTGATCCTTCTAGAACTGGATTTATAACTGTTCCTCCAGTCACTGTACAATCTTTTACAGTAGCATTGTTTATAACTGCCCCGTTAATCATCGTTGTTGTTAGCTTTCCTGTCACCGGATCAATTGTATATCCATCTGGGCAAGTTCCCTGAATAATTTTGCCAGCAACTATAGTTCCTCCAGTAATATTTGTAGGATTTATAACAACTATCGTATTGCCATTGGGATTGCCACCGCAACTTGTTCCACCGATAATTGTATATTTACTAGGTGCCGGCTTTCCGTTATCAACATCGCCACCAGAGATATTGCCACCGCTATCTATGACAGGATTTGATATGGTAACATCGTTAACTACTCCTGTAACGGTTCCTCCACTATTTACAGCTGTATTGATTGTTGTATCTTCATCTGCATATTTTATAAATACCTTTACGTCTCTTATTTGCGATGAACGCATAGTTACTATAAGAGATCCGCATTCAGAAGATCCATCGACTTTAATCAAATATTCTGTTGCATACTTAGGATATCCGTCTGCTTCCTTCCTTAATATTTTCCCGACACCCATAATTTTCCCAACGACTTTATGAAGTTCTCCATCTGTAAGATAAATTATTTCATATTTGGTTCCACGTTCCAATCTAACTTTTTTATTAAGAGTAGAATCAGTATATCGCAGAACTATATCTAATCTTAAATTAGGATAGGTATCTACATCTAAAAGAGTTAATGGCATTTTAGTTACAATTGTATCACTCATAAGTTAACCTCCTTAGGTAATTTACCATTATGTTTTAGATACCTGATGCTTTGGCTCCTTAGGCAATTTTTCTGCTTCATGAATACACCCCGAAGAACCTTTATAAAAAATAGTGTCATCAATAAAGTAAGGCGATGGCAAATACCCTGCATTAAATAAGATTTTTAAAAACTTTGCACTAGGCGGTTTTTTATACTGAGTATTTTCCGCCTTAGATAA